ATACTTTGAAAAATATGATGACAGTAAGATATATACAATTATGGAGTTTAAAATAAAATAATTCAAGGTTTCACAATTGTTGTTGAAGACATATGTGAAACTCGAACTAATACAAAAAATATTATAGCAATACATATTGCGACAATTAAATTATACATACCTGCTAAAATGACTAATCCAAGTAAAATAAAATTACCTAAAATGGTATTAAATAAACTGACAAATAGACTAGGAATTGCGAATATAACAATCCATATTGCAATCAAAAAAGTTAGTACACCGATAACAAAATTAGCATTTTTTTCAGAAAACAATTCACTGATAGTATTTGACATTTATAACTTATATTATAATAATACTAAAAACTTAAAATTATACAAACTTAACCAATATTTACATGCCAGTAGAGCCGAATCCTCCGCCACCTCTACTTGTACTAGGACCCAAATCTTCAATGTTATCTACAATTTCAACATAAATGGGCATCAAACTAGGACCACAAATTTGTAGCAAACGAGTAAACTGTCCATTTGTGTAGTCGTCATCTTGTCCGCCAATACAGTCAAACATTCCAATCAAATTGCCTCTATATCCGGCATCAATAATGCCAGTCGAATTTGCCAGACGCAAAGGTGTCTTTGACAAACTCGACCTTGGGTGAACATAAAAGCCACTAAAATATCTTCTAGACCCGTTAGCGGCATCATTATTCATAGATAAATGATGAATTTGGGCACAGCATTTTACCTTGAAATCAACCTTGTTCACAATTTGTGAAACAAATTGTGTATTTTGAGGTAGAAACAAGTCAAATCCAGCATCAAAAAAATGCGGGTCCGACATAATTTTTTGATTGTGATTTACAGCAGAAATTATATATGTGTTTTTTAATTCGTCTAAATCAGAGTCCACAAATATTCTCAGGTGCATAAAACGGTCGTGACCAGTAGTATGTAACATAGTATTCATAAAACTATTAAATGCGTAAATATTGTTATTATTATTGTTAGATAAAAAATTCATTTCTGATTATAAATAATAAGCATAATTAGTCTTTAAATCATATTCAAATCTAATTCTAACCAATTTATTAGATAATATTATATAAGGCAAAACTGAGAAATCTTATCATAATTATCACTGGTATTCACTGTAATATTTGAAATCGTAGTACGACATAAAGCGCAACACGGGTTCAATGACTTGTGTGTCTCAAGTGTTTTGATTAGACATTCGCCGCAAAACTGATGGTTACAATTCAACTTAACAGAATCACTTAACTTAACAGTATCGGACAAGCAAATCGCACATTCGCAAACATCTTGTTTATCATTTTCTAATTCATCATGATTATCAGCAATATTTAATATAGGTGTAATATTGAATTTTTTTGGAACCGTAGCAACCGCATCAAAATCGCCAATTAAATCTCTTACATAACCATTAATAAGATTATATTGATTTATAATAATATTGTATGCCGTTTTATACAATCTATATAAAACAGCAGCATATTGCTTCTTATTAATACCAGATGCCGCTGCTCCAGCACTTGTTACAGCTAAAACACGCAAGTCTCTTAACAAATATCGCTGTGTAAGAGAGCTAACAAATAATTCTTCAGTATCTTCCTCATTTAAATTTGAAGTAACGCTTTGCTGAACAATTAAATAATAGAATTGTGCTATAGTTTGCTCAATATTACGAATAGCAGGGCTGCTACAAAGGCGAATATCATGACTAGGGCAGCCACAATATGAGCAATGATAATGATTGTTATTTAAAAAGTCAAGGTCCATTTTATAATTATTTATAATACAAATTATGATTAATACTTATTAACTTCAATTTTTTTATATAAACCTAAAAGCCAGGATAAAGAAAAGATTACTATGTGAAAAAGAAAGGTGTAAGTGTAACACTATAAAAAAATTGAAGAATAAAATATATATTTGTTATGATAATATAAAATAAAAATAAATGGATATAGATATTAATGATTACCATCCAAGTTTATGTATACCTCGTATTTTTGAAAATAATATAAATCAACAATACATAAGGAATATATTTGAAGAACTAAATTTGGGTAAAATCAACCATATTGATATTATTAATAGGAAAACAGAAAAAGGTCAGGAATATAAGAGAGTATTTATTCATTTTCATAAATGGAATACAAATGATGACTCGATAAATGCTAGACATAGATTATTATCTGGTAAAGATATTAAAATTGTTCATGATAATCCATGGTTTTGGAAAGTTTCGGTAAATAAATGGCAAAAATAAATCGAATAATAAATAATAAATGAGTTGTATTCTTTTTTTTAAAATAAACTATAATTTATAAAATATAAACTATAAATGAATAATAAATTAGTAGATAATAAGTTATATAGTTTGTTTAAAACAGGTACATATAGCTACAAATTATTTATAAAAGGTGAGCATATGATACCAATATATTCATCATTACTAAAAACAAATATATTACCCAGTGCTTTTTATAATTCAGATGATAAAATGTTATATTTTTCAGCAGAAAAAATATACACATTGAAATGCTATTTGGAGAAAAAACAAGTTATAACAGAGCCAAAATGTATTAAAATGATAGATACATTAACACGACAGATAAAGTACCTTGAAGAAATACATTATGCTTATTATGGTCATAATGTAAGCGATATTTTAGTAATAAATAACGATATTTTTATAAATATAAACGCAAATAATTTACTGCCAATATCAAATAACTTTGTCACATTTTTACATCCATTTGAAAAACCATACTTTGTAAAGCCGGAAATTAGTAAAATAACAACATTACCATCTAAAATACATTATAAATCGAGTTATTATAGTTTAGCAGCACTAATAATATATAGTCTATTAAACAAGAATTTAAGTGATAATGATGTCAATGTAAATAATATATTAAAACCAATTTTTTATACCAAAATATTTTGGTTTCTAAAACGTTGTTTATATCAAGAAATACTATTACTGATATAATTTGTAGATAATTATCTCTATTTATCATATATGTCAATTGCCACTCTAAAGAAAAAAACAACAAATTATATGTCATCTGCCACAAAAAGGTCAGGTAAACCTCCAGGTGGATACTGGGTAACACAGGGACCTTATGGTGTGCCTGGTTCATTAACATCTGTAATGTACAATGAGGCAATCAATCATTATGGTCCATCTGGTTTCTCATTACAAGGTTCTCATAGGTCTATTTCTGTAGGAAAAGATATGAAGTTTAGTCAACAAGGAACAAGATATAAAGGTATACATGCTATTGGTAATGGTGGTCACAATGGTCGCTATGTAGTAGCAGAGCCAGTACTAAATGCCGGTGATGGTATTGTAACAGTTACTGGAAACCAATGGGAATTCATAAAACCCTCAGTTTTGTCGACAAATGGAATGTTAAAAAAGAGATTTAGATGGATTCATTCGGGACAATATCCAAATAATTGGGTTCAACCAGTTTATACTGGAAATCAAACTGACAGTGCGAGTCAAGGTCTATACATTCAGAATCTAAGTGCGGCGAATGATTGTGTTGTAGATGTAAATAATCAAGAGAAATATGTAGGACATACAGTGGCTTGTAGTTCAACATTATGTCACACAACACCAGCTCGTGGATATAAAATGAATTTAATGCAGTCCAATGCGGCTTATACAAAGACTATTAAGCAACCACAGGATTCAAGTCAACGCACATTACGTATTCAGCGCAAATGTGTGAATCCTAGTCCAGCACAAAAACCATTTCCATATGCGGTCCAAAATGGTACTGGTATTTTAACTGGAGGTATATCAGTATCCAGTGTAGGTAACGCATGTAATACATCGAATACAACAGTTGTACCACCAAACTGGTATTTTGCTGAAAAACCTGGAACAAAATAAACATATATTAGTAAAACAACTTAAAGAAATCTCAAATACTAATATGTTAGGATACAGCAAATAACACAATTCAACGTCTAATTGAACCCAATACAAACCTAACCGCATTTTTTAAAAAGGGGTAAACCGACTTTAGCTCAGTTGGTAGAGCGTTTGACTGTAGATGTCATAACTTTGTGAAAAAAAGTAATCAAATTGTCGCTGGTTCGATTCCGGCAAGTCGGAAATAAATAAAAAAATTATATATTTTTATTTATTTTGTATCATGTCTAGTAATAACATCTATATCATATAATATTCGATAATCATCATAATATAATTCTTTACTATTGTTTTTACTTGTCTTGTTATAATTCGCAAATGGGTCCATTAAATTGGAAATAAAATCATTCATTTTTTCTGGATTACTATTATCATTATCATCGTTACCACAACAAATACTAGACCGTTTAACTTCAGCATCTTTAATCTCCTTATGAAACATTTGGTCAATGATTGAAAATGCGGATTTCAGCAATATTATTTCTTGGAGTAATTCTCTTTTCTTTTCAAATAATTTAATAACTATTCTAGCAATTGCTTTTATTTTATCTTTGTTTTCTCCGCAAGTACTCTCATTTTCATAAACATTTTTCAAATTAATAAAATAACGTATTTCGTTTTTCACATTTGTTAGGTCTGTTATTGATTTCTTACGTTGGTCGTCTATACGCTTTATTACTGAGAAAATATTTGTATTATAGGTTACTGGGTATCGTAATCTGACTTTACGAGGAATAAGGAATTGATTGGTCTCTTTTATTTCAGCAATTTTTTTCTCAACATCATCTAACTTTTGTTTCATTTCCTTTTCAATCTCAATACGTTTTTCATCTATTTGTTTCTTTAAATTTATCATATAAACAATGTCTTTATTTTCACTCTTTGAAATACCTAGTTTTTCATATTCATATTCTAAACGTTGTAAGTCATTATATCTAAATAACAAAACTGAACCAGATGTAAATTCAACGGTACTTTGTAGTTTGTCATATTGATGTGATGAAATTTTATGCGCTTCAGATGCCGCATCTAATTTCAGGTAATTAACAATTGCTAATAAACAGGCAATTATCGCATTTAATGAAGCAATAAAAATGGGTCCCCATTTGAATGATGTTGTAACAAAAGATGTTAATACAGTAGCAGCACTTGAAATCAAAATGGCTGGCATCATATACATATTTAAATGCGTTTCGCAATAAAATTTGGATTCCATATAAATAATTTTATGGCCTTTTAAATAACTAGCTAGAATATCCAAGGCACTACTATATTTTTGATTAATGTCAAAATATGCCTTATCAATACGATATTCGACTTCTTTATATTCCAGTTTTTTGAATGAACTAATATCCTTTTTAATATTAACTACTGTATTTGCTGATAATGTAATCAAATTTTCGTCTTCAGATTGATAATTATTTTCATCTGAATTTGTATCATCATCATAAATAACACATTTATTTGTTTCATTATGTTTAGTAAATCCTAATCCTTCTTCCATCTTTGACAAAATATTTCTCTCTTTGAGTAAATTTGATACAGTATTTGTATCATGAATCTCATCTGTTATCAAATTCATTTTTTATTATTTATATTATACTAATATTTAATCTTCTTTGTATATTTTATATAATAAAATAAAATGCCTAGACAAACTTTAAAAACTGGTATTAAAGGACGAGGTAAATATTTAAAAGGATGGTCAAAGGTTAGTCCAGGAGCACATCAGCGGACAGTTATGCTTCACAAATGTGGTAAAAAGTGCTTCTTGGGACCTAATAAAACATTCCCAATTTGCGGCAAAAATACATGTAAAATTAATAAGAAGGGTGTCTATGCTGCTTATATACGCGCTAGAGAATATTCAACTATTAAAGGCACACAAAAATATAAAAGAATAGCATCTAGAGCCAAACGTATGATTTAAACATATAAAAAATATAAAATATATAAAAATATATATTTTATATAATAAACATAAGAATATAATAATGAATAAAAATATGTCATTTACTCAATATCAACAAAAATATATTACATCATTTGAATGTCAATACGACACGCTGTCTAACTGGGGGTTTTATATAAACATTGATAATAGTGAATATAATCAAATAAAAAACACTAATGTTAATATTGATGATATTAATTATATAAATGAATCAATGATGGATGAAAATGTTGTAATAGAATATGAAAACAAACATATTGCTCATCCTATTTTTAATTGTTTGTTGAAAGTAACCCCGTGTATTTTCATGTTATATTGTTTTATATAATATTGTTTTATATAATAGATACATCACTTGTATTATAAGGCATCATGTTGTCAAATATTGTTTTAACTTGTAAAACAAATGAAAAATCAACACCGTGTAAATCAGTCACTGCCCCCTGATCACTCAACATCCTAATACTTATTTTTTTAATATCAACTGGTGAGTTATACTCTCTATCCTTATAAATAAAATTAGAGTTATTATCAAAACTAGATATATATTTAGGTGTTGTAATTGGTAATACAGCTATAATATTTTTACTTAAAATATATGTAGGTAAAATACCATAAGTACTTTCATTATGGTAATCAGTATAATCATCTAATTCAAAATAAAAATAGTCTTGGAGTGAATCATCATATGGTGCTTCAGTTGTATATTTTTTTAATCCAACATATTCTATTTCTCTAAATCCCATTAGGTAACCCATTGTCGTAAAAAAATCACTAGGTTTTATCTTCTTTTTATCATCAACATCGTCTGTATTAACATTTAATGCGTAAGAATCCCAAGGGCAGGCAAAAATATTTTCAGGGTTATTATTCTTCTTTATTATATTTATTCTAAAAGTATACGTGCTATTTATAATATTTATTGTCCTTGTACTATCATTTATTGTAACAGTAAACCGATTTGGATAAGAACCTATAACTTGTTCATTAATTGCTTTTTCTAATGCCGCAACAAAATCAGTTTGTGAATAATTACCTCTTGGAAATATAACAATAGCATTTAATCCAGTTACATCTTCATAAATAAATATCTGATTAGTTTCTTTACTTTTTGAAAAAGTATTTGATACATTTGGGATTTGTATTCCTGCTAGACTAATTGATATAACATTTTTAATTTTAGTTGGCATTGAAAACGAGCAATTGCTTGAAACTGTTCCAAAATAATTATCTCTGAAGCGTGTATTAAAAACATAATTGGCAGTTTTTGTATGAATATTATATCCATTGAACGAATTTGAAGGGATAGAATGTTTTTGTAAAGCAGGATGATTTGACGCTGGATTAATTATTTTACCAATATTATTAAATAATTTGGGTAAATTACTAGGAATAGCACCTTTATTTGTAATGTTTGAGTCCAAGGATTCATCAATAGTAGATGGGGTCGAACTTTGTATTTTATAATTGGAAGGATTTTCGGCGTTATTTTTTGTTTTATTTTGTTTATTTATATAATCATTGTTAGATTGTAATTTACCAGACAATATTTGTTTTCCAGTTTTGATAAATTTCACTATTTCGTTACGATAAACTATATCAGTATCATTGTAAACTCTTAAAATACTATTTATTAACTCACCTTCATTATTATTTAAATCATCATGTGAATAATTTTCACTTAATTTGAAAAAATTTGTTAGTTCACGAATTGTATAGTTATTTATATCTAAATCAAATGTATTATCAGAGTTCATTTATATTATATTATTTAATAAAAATATAATATTATACCGAACCATATATGTTTAATAACGTAAATTTATTAACACCCCAATGTGGAATAATTTGTAAAATTTAAGATACCACAAGGTGTGTTTCCAAATAAAGCACCAACAGGGTCTATTGTATTTGTCCAATTTAGCGGTACAGTAGATAGATTATCAACAAACACGGCATTTTGACAAGCGGGACATGAAGTGTCTATGTTATTACAAGGAAATCCATTAATTAATGTACATACATTTGTTAAATCCATTTTGGAATAAAGTCCACTAACTAAATTGGATTTATTAAATGAAACTAAATTATTGTTAGCTAAATAGTTAAAACTGAGTCTACGGCCATTATTAAATAAGTTCATTTGGTTATAATTTGACATATTCTTTGGTTTTCCACAACTAACAAGTGAATTACAATAAGCTGATTTAGATTTTTTGTTAGTTATATAATCACTTTGAAATGCGAAGGCATTTGGTCTTAAAGAGCCAAATGTGGGTTTAGCTGGTATTATTTTAAATGCATGAGCCATTTTTATATATTATTATTATTATTTTGTTTATAATTTTATATATTTTATTTTACATCTTTTATTTTACACCTTTTATCATTTTAACCTTTTCTAAGCGAAAAGTAGTGTTGCCTTGAGCATTTTAAATGCGCAAATGTGTAACACGCTTCGTTTTATTCTTTCCCTTAGTTTTTTTTATAGTTTTTTTTAATGTCTTATTCCATCTAGTATTCATTATTTTATTTAAGTTCAGATGTTCTATAAACCCTATTTTTAAAAACTGTCTACTCGTTTTACACGCAAGAGCAATTGCTTTGTAATGGTCACTCTTTAAAAATGACTCTAAATGTTTACCTTGGGTAAATGTTTTAAAAGGTATATAAAATGTATTTGGTCCAACTCCATATTTACCAGTATAATCCATTTCAAAATCCAAATTGGGCGATATTGCAAAAACAACTGCCTTTTTTCTATTTAATCCAGGAGCCATTTCTAATTTGTTAGTTCGTAGTTTTTTTGAACTGGTATAAATAAGAGGATATTTTGTCCCATTATACAATGACAATTGATTACCTCGATTATAAACTGCTTCATTTTTGACATTTGTAATATATTGCTTTATAAGTTTTTCAATATAGGGAGTCCAGTTTCGCACTGGATTGACAGGTCTATCAAGTAGTTCAGTTGTAAAATCAACACCATATTTACCTTTGACATCATTATTTTCTATAACAGTTTTCCCTTTAACCATCTTCTTCTGCATTACAAAATAACATATATATTGTTGTATTTTTGGAAAAAAAGATTGTATTTCAGAATTAAAACTAACAAATTGTACATCATATTTAATTAATTCATTATATCCCACATTTCCATTTCCACTGAGCATATTATCTGGTACTAAAAACGACAAATATCCGTTATCTGCCAATTTTGTAAGAGATTTTATAAAAATTCGCTCATATAACTTTCTCTTACCACCTGTACCACCACTTGTACTATCCTCTTGAAATGGAGGATTACCAACAATACAATCAAACATAATGTCTTTATTGTATTCCAAAAAGTCTAAACATTCAATATTTATATTAGGTCCAAACAATTGTCGACAAATATCACAATTGTTGGGGTTTAGCTCAACTATATATAACATATTCTCAATAATATGGCTACTGCGTTTGCTTTTATTAGGAAACAAGTTTTCTAATCCTTCCATTAATCGCTGATAAATACAAATCAAAAAATTGCCAGAACCACCACAAGGGTCCAACCATTTTAAATCCGGATTAGACCAACAACTGGTAGGTAATTGAGCCAACATTTTTTTAATTAAAGCGGAAGGTGTAAAAACTTCACCAAATTTTGCCTTTTCTAGATTTTTAACTGGTAAATGTTTATTAATATATTCTTCAACTTCGTCATTTGTCATTTCATCTATTGTTTTTGTTTTTACCATTTTGTTAGTTATAATCTAATATATAATATAATATATTAGATTATAAACAAAATATACATTTTAATTATTTATAATCTAATATATTAATATAATGTTATCTTTGCGTGTTACAGAAAGTACTAGAAAAAACACAAAAAAAATAAATAAAGGAAAAAGACGTAAATGGTCACGTAAATATAAAAACAGTATAAATTGTAGACGTCCTAAAGGATTTTCCCAAAAACAACATTGTAAATATGGCAGAAATAAATAAAATATAAAATTGATTTTTATATTTTAACATAAATATTTAAATATAAAATAAAAAGATGTTCTGTTGTTGCTTTACAAATAATCCCTCAAAAGAAGAGGAAGCTATTCAATTTATACCACCAATCACTTGCGGTCGTGTAATAAAAGTATATGATGGTGATACAATTACAATTGTATCCAAATTACCTTATAAAGAGTCACCATTATATAAATTCTCAGTAAGATTAAATGGAATTGATTGTCCTGAAATAAAAGGTGAGAATGATGATGAAAAACAATGTGCTCAATTAGCTAAAAAAGAGTTAGAAGGATTAATACTTAATAAACAAATAATAATTAAAAATTTGGCTACTGAAAAATATGGCCGCATATTAGCTGATGTTTATTTAGATGACTTACATTTAAATAAATATATGATAGACAAACGTCTAGCTATTTGCTATGATGGAGGCAAAAAGAACAAACCAGAGTCATGGTTAAAATATCATAATAACACTTAAAAATAAATAAAAATAATAAATTTATAAATCATAAATAGTCTGGAATGTCAGGCAAAAACTATAATCCATGTTGTTCAAATTTATAATACGTCCATATTCATCAAGCAGTTGTATTTGTAGTTTTTGTATGTCAACTGGGCCAAAATATTGTCTTGGTGTTGTTGTCAAAAGAAAGTTATTTTGTGATAAAATGCTAAACACACTGCCTTGTAATGAAATACGGGCAAGTATATTTTTATTCAAAATTGACGAATTAAATGCTCCATAAAAACCGTCATTTACACTATTATTAAAGTCATCCACAACCAAATAAATATACTTAGGTCCAGCAAAATCAATAATGCCTTCTGAAATATAAGAGACATTATTCTCGTAATATCCTTCTCTGAATCCCATTAACCAACCACATTTTAACGGAAGTGGAGTTTGCCGGTCTTCATTGCCAAATTTATCAGTTTGAAAATTAATTGAATACTTAGTAATTGTAGATGTTGCGCTGATACCTATAACCATTCGCCCACTACCACCTGAACGAGAACCAGCAGGTGTATTTGCGTCGGCAATAAATTGAATATCGCTGTATAACACATTTACAGTTTGGTTTTGAAGAAAATTATTAACATAGTCGGTGAATTCAATGTAGTCATAGTTACCGTCAGGAATTGTGACAATTAAAGAATCTATACTAGGTATTTCTAAAACAAAAAAGTTATTGTTGAAAACTGCGGATATTGTATAGAATGTTGTAGGCAATTCTAATGCTGAAAGCTGTAGTGATACAACTTGTGTAAGACGTATTGGTAAGTCTAGATGAAAATTTGCTGATTGAGTGGCATAATAATTTTCTCTAAAACGAGTATCTATATTTATATTTTGTCTTAATATACGCTTATTTAACGGATTAATAGCACCTGGATAGAATTCACTTGGCTGTGATTGACCATAGGCAGTTGGTTGCGGCTTTATAATGAATGAGGAACCACCTGATATTGTATCAGATGGTTGAAGAGATTTATCCAAATTGTATATATTTTGGTATGTTTTTGACAAAGAACTAATATTATTTGATTGTCCAGTAGTTCTTTGTGTCTGAACATTAATAATTAGCTTTTGTTTTACATCTGTGATAAAATTAAGCGTGTTGGTTTTAATATTTGTTGGTACAGATTTATCATTTAATATATTTTGCCTTAATTTAGTTTCTTTTATTTCAATTATAGATTCATCATAGTTTGATGGTAGCTCTAATATTTGTTCTAATTCCTTCATTTTATAGTTTGATATATTCAAATCAAAATTAAGACCACTATTGTTTGATAGCATTATTATATATATAGATGAATTATTTTAGATTTAAATTTGTTTTATATTTAATATATAATTTAAGAAAATAAATATAAAACGTATTATTTTATTATTTACTTACTATATAAATGTCGACTTCTTTATTTCCTAGACATTCAATGAAACAAGCATCAGGTGAAAATGTTGTTATTGTGAATAACAATATGCCTGCTGGTCCAGTGGGTCCTCAGGGTGTTCCTGGTAAAGATGGTCCTGCTGGTGGACCTACAGGCCCTCAAGGTCCTACTGGAAGAGATGGATTATTGGGTCCAATTGGTCCTGCTGGAAAAGATGGATTATTGGGTCCAATTGGTCCTGCTGGAAAAGATGGATTAAATGGAAAAGATGGATTATTGGGTCCAATTGGCCCTGCTGGAAAAGATGGAATAAATGGAAAAGATGGATTATTGGGTCCAATTGGTCCTGCTGGAAAAGATGGAATAAATGGAATAAATGGATTATTGGGTCCAATTGGTCCTGCTGGTAGAGATGGTATTGATGGATTACCTGGTAGAGATGGATTATTGGGTCCAATTGGTCCTGCTGGAAAAGATGGTATTGATGGATTACCTGGTAGAGATGGAATAAATGGAAAAGATGGATTATTGGGTCCAATTGGTCCTGCTGGTAGAGATGGTATTGATGGATT